TGAGCCATCGAAGACCGGAAACCTAGGCGAAGGAATTTATTTCACCCCGGATCCTGCGATAGCCAGTAACCGTGCAATTGTATCTAGCATGAAGCCGAAGCGATCAGCTGGCGCCAACGTCATGCCGGTTTACATCAAAAGAGATCTCAAATATTTAGATCTCGATTACGATCCGCTGACTAAGATCGACATACCAAAAATAAAATCTGAAGGCTTTGATGGTGTAAGACGATTTGATAAGCAAGGCAACCTGATCGAAAGTAACATATTCGATCCAGATAACATCAGGCCGGTGTACTCCGTTGATGGTCCACCGCCACCACCAAAAGCAAACAAAAATGACTTGGTAGAAAATTTTAAACAAAACCAAGCGCCTGTGGGAACGATAGATCCTGATACGTCAAAGCCAATCACAGAGTCTTTGAATCGCGCTAGAGCAAAAAGATACACCGACAACCTAAAAACACCCGCATTCAAACGTCGAGAAGAAGCTAGAGCAGCTGGCAAAATACAAGACCTTGTATCTGCTGAACGAACAATTTTAGATCCCAATGATTTGTATGGTTACAGCTTAGTGCCTGTAGCCGGTGATCGAGCTGGCATCGGAGCTTTACTTGATATTAAAGGCGTACCGTTAAGCTATCCCGTAGCCGTACAAGCTGGTCCCGGATATTCGTTATTGATGCGTGGTAAAGGTAAGGCTTGGGCATCGATGGAGGGCGCAGCCAATCAAAAACAAATGAACTTTATTCAAGCCTTGGACGAAACTGGCTTGGCACCTTTAGGCGTGTATGCAGCCATGGGCCGTGAAGGTATTAACTTCTCTACTCCAACAGTGCTATCTATGGTGGGTCAGCTCGACTACCTGAAGATTCCTAAGAAACAACTCACAGCGTTTGATAGCGCAGTGAGAAAAGGCACACCAGCAAATCCGGGCATCAAAGATTTTGTTGGTTTGAATAGCCCTGATCTTGTAGGACAGCTGATAGGTGAAATACCAAGCAGTGTAAGCTCTGGCAACATTCGTAAAGCCGTCATCGAAGAAATGAAAAAACCAAGATGGCAAAACATGGGCTTCCCGGTATACGAAGACGTATTACAAACCATCACCGCCCCAGAGCTTAGAATACCCAGAGGACCCAAAGGAACCCTAAATCCAGCGGAAACTGGATACAGCATATTCAAGGCGGACCCGACAAAAGCTACGTTCAAGGATCCTTTTCATCTAAGTTATGACACAGTAATACCGGGAGACTATCTTGGTGGCTTACCCGGTAGAGGCGTGCCGCCTGAGATTATGTTCCCGCAAAATTTTGCGCGTATGGCGCAGAAAGTCAACGTAGCAGGCAAGCCTCTTACCCGACAACAACAGTTAGGATCTCTGGCTATGGAACCTATGGTCGAGCCAGTTACCGATGAGCTGATAGAAAATCTAGCTAAGTATCTGAACAAGACACAAGGCACAAACTATGCGCAAGGTGGTGAAGTAGAAGATCCTAGAATTAGTCGTCAGCTGGGATTTGATGAGAATGACGCGAAAGAAGTCGCGTTAATAAACGCCGGGATACCTTTTGATTACGACAGGTCTGGCTTACTATCTCTAGCGGTCTAACGATTCCTCCACATCCAAGCCAGCACAGCCAGCTGCAAAGCGACCATGCCGACTAGGATGATATAGAAAATCCACTCGATCATCTGTAATTGGTTTGATGCACCAGCTCACCGTCTAAGTAGACTCGATAGTTTTTGCCGTCTTTGTCGAAGTCGTTTACCTTGCGACTGATCAACTGCGGAAACTGTTCGTCCCGGCACTTCACATGCCTGACGTATCCTTCCTCGCCATTGATCCGCACATGTACGTGCAGCTCCCACATTGAGTTATCAAACACTCCGTAAATAACATCACCCATTGCTTACCTCCTTAGTAAACCTAAATTTTCCAGACAAGTCAGACTGACTGCGGCCAGATCTGTTTGCCCACCCTTTGTCACTTGTTGAATATTTTTTGTGATGATCTTTGTGCATACCGGCATACTCCAGATATCGCCCGGATTGCCAGTCGTGTATGTACGTCACAAACTTTGATACGTCATGGTCCGACACAAAATCTTTCATAGCTTCCCTAACCAGCTTGCTGAAGTATTTTCTTTCAGCGTTGCTTGTTGGTTGAAAGTCTGTAAAACAGATTCGCGTGATTTCATGCACGCGCTTGTCATTCCATCTGGCTACTGGTCTGCCGATACTGCAAACGCCAATTATTTCTCCTCTGGTATAAACCCAAGCATCGCCACAATCATCGTGTCGAATCATTACGTCATCGTTTGAGTCATCGAACCAGTCGTCCTGACAATCCACCAAGTCAGCAGGCAGGCACTTGAACCAATCGTCGCCACGCATGGCCACGTAAGTTATCTTGTGTCCTTGTGGTGGTTTGTTGGTCCGGTGATACCAGCTGTAGATTTGCTTTGCCAAAGCAAACTTTATAGGCACGATTCTTAAGTCGTTCATTTGTCGTGCGCCTTAACTAACTTAGAAGCCGGGTAAAGTTTTACCCTACCCAGCTCCTCGTCCAAAAATCTTACCTTCCCGGTTTTGGTATCCCGGCCCATGTACTGGCCATGAAAGGTGGTGCCTTTAACTCTTAATCTCATACGAACACTATACACAAAAAAATAATATGTGCAAATTTACATACATACTTGTACATCGACACGGAATGTGCATAATAGATATATTGATAAACCAAACCGGAGAAAATTATGGTGACAAACAAAAAGCGTTTTTATAATCGCGTGCGCCGTACCTGTCTCAAGCATGATATTGATATCGAGCTTGATGGTGCGCCACGTAACTGGCGTTCAGTGCAGCTGCTCAAAGATGGCCAGCTGTTGTTGGGCGATTATGCTGAGGGCCGTCGTCCTCTTGATATTGACTGGCAGCGCATGCATGAAGAGCTGACCAAGTATGGATTCGTCGGAGGTGCAAAATGAGTACACCGGCACCTAGGACCGCATTCGATTCAGACGAAGAATACTACAAAGCATTTTGGCAAATGTCAGAGCTTGGCGTAGATCTGGCTGACTATGGATTTTTCAAATACTTTTTTTCAAGCGGATTGTGTCCGCAGACTGAAGAAGAAAAATCTCATTGGTTTGATTTGCCAGAGCGCGTGACTGTGTATCGCGGCTACTGCAAACTGCATGGCTACTCCGATGGATTGTCTTGGACTCCAAACAAAGAGTTAGCGCAATGGTTTGCAACAAGATTGCCGCGCAATGAACAACCTACACTGGCCACTGCCGAAGTGGACCGGGACAAGATCGAGCTGGTCTTTTTAAGCCGAGAACCTGAATACATCATCCTGCATATGGATGAAGACTCATACACTGAAGAGGAGGTGCAACGTGAGCAATCCTAAAAAACAAATTCGTAACATCTACGGCTACTGCCGTGTATCCACCACCGAGCAAGCTGAGAACGGGATCTCTATCGATACCCAGCAAGAGCTGATCTCTGAGTTTGTGCGCGATAAATTTAACCGGGATGTTACTGAGTGGTTTGTAGATGCTGGCGTATCTGGGACCGTGCCGATTATGGAACGTGAGCAGTGTCGGGCCATGACCGATGTGATCGATGAATACGACATTGTCATCGCCACCCGGATCGACAGACTTTCACGTAGCTGCAACGATTTATTGCAAACGATTCCGCATCTTGAAGAAAGCGGCGTGACTTTGTATCTGTGCGAACAATTCAACGACATGCCGGTGGTCTATCCCAAAGAGATGGCCGCAAAAGGTCTGGAGTCTAAGTACGATATGAACTCGCTGGTGAACCAGATTATGTTGATGGTTTTGTCAGCTGTTGCTGAGATGGAGTTTGAGAACACCAAGAAGAAATTTGCAGAAGGCAAGATTGCTTGGGCGCAACGTGGCTACTCAATCGGTGGCTCCGCACCATTCGGCTTTGAGTTTGAAGAAGAGCGCTTGCCACAAGGCAACCGTATGAAAACGCGCAAGAAACTGATTGAAATACCAGAAGAGCAAGCCGTCATTCAAACCATACAGAAATGTAAGCAACGTGGCCTTGGCGCCAGACGTATTGCAAAGCAGGTTGCCAACACGCATGCAGGCTATGAAGACTTCTCGCCAAACAAAGTCGTCAAGATCTTAAATCGCAAGTTTCAGGGAGTAGCTTCCTAGTTGCGTTTTATTAGTTATAATGCTAGTAGCACAGGACTAGCATATGACTATTATTGAAAACATAGAAGCGGCGATTGCGAAAATAGATTCGATACTGTTGCTCGACTATATTACGGGTCCAGTGCGCGAAGAATTAACGCAGATTAAAGCGTATCTTGAAAGCGCAAAAACGGATCTTAGCTGATGGCAAATATTAACGGGTGGGGCCGAGGCACATGGAACGAAGGTGCTTGGGGTACAGAACTACCTGTTGAAGTAACCGGCCAAGCGATTACGTCTGGTATCGGATCTTTATCGGTCACAGCCGCAGCCAATCAAACACCGACTGGCCAAGCCATCACATCAGGTCTTGGCGCATTATCTGTCGTCGCACAAGCAAACCAAACACTTACAGGTCAGGCAATAACATCTGGCTTAGGATCGGTATCGGTTGTTGC